GACACACCCTGTGTTTGATGGAGCCCAGTGGCGCATGGTTAGAGGCATCAATGCCCTCTCTAAAGACTTGGTATGTGTCAAGGGCCCTGATGAGTTCCTCCCCTGGGTCTATGCCATTGGGGAGTGTGGACTCGCCTTGACAGATGGTATACCAGTCTTCGCCGAGTTGTACCACTATATGCAAAGAATCGGCCGTAAGAGCAGGATTAGTCACCACCACCAGTTTACTGGTATGGGAATGGCACGTCTTGCGTACCGGATGCAGTATACGGGCAAGCCAATTACCGAAGAAGCACGCTACTCCTTCTACTTGGCCTTTGGTATCACACCTGATATGCAGACCGCACTCGAAGATATGTACCGCAGCCTGGGTACCCCTGCGGGTAACATTCACGATGTCTGCGATTGGAGCCTCGATACTGCGCCGGCTTACGCCCGGCTTCGCTAGTAACATGCCCAAGTGGGACAGCGACAGGCCTCACGTTGTTCAGGATTGGGACCAAGCATATGAGGAGCTTAAGCAGGCTAGCACCCCATACCTCAGCTCTGGCCGGCTGGGGTGGGACGATCGACTGAAGATGTTCTTCTTCAGTGGACCTGTCGATCCCCATGGGGTGCAGTACGCTCATGCCTACATGAGCTATAACCAGTGCCGTTTAGCTCTTCTCATGGGGCCCAACGGGAATCAGCCTAGCCAGCATGTCATCCCGCCCCAACAACATGAACAACCAAGGCCGTCGCCGCAACCGGCGGTCCCGCAACCGCAGCCGGTTCAACAACCAACTGGGGGTGGCCCTTCCACCTGGCATTAGCCGGCAGCTTGCCGGCTCTGTGCCTAGGGTGTTTGAGACCACCCCACAGCGGACTGAGAGTGAGGATTACGTCCTCCTCAGGGATGGAGAGAGGCACCCCGTCATGGAGCGCATGAACGAGGGACTGAGGGGCTCCCGCATCATACTCATGGAGGTTAGGAGCGAGATACTGGAAGGAGACAGCATTGAACTTAGAGCTGGTCCGGGCTCCCTGTTTGCCCCCTTCCAGCATTATCACCTCCGAGTATCCACCGGAAACCACCAGGACACAGTATGGATCATGAACCAGCAATGGGATGATTTGTACACACAGTGGACTGCCGATGGACTCACTGATGAGAGTGGGGCTACCCTTAGGGGAAGGATACGGGCTACCGGGAGACTGGTGTTCCGTGTCTGGTACCGGCCTGCCAACGCCAACGCTCAACCGTCGGGGTATTCCATACCCGCCCGTACCCCGATGGACTTCGACAACCCCGATAACTGACCTGGTGACACAGAACAGCTAACCTATGGAGTGGTGGTACGACCCCTGTTGGCCACAGGGACTGCGTAGGACCCATGGGCTCGCTTAGTAATGTTGCCAGGTGTGGTTTTACACCTACCACGCTCCCCCAGGGCTTATAATATGGGGGGGCCTTATCATCTGGTTTATACCAAGATCTTAG